AGGTACAAGAGGAAATGTTGAAGAACAGATCGAAGGTCAAATGACATTGTTTTAGTGAAGGGAGTAAGGGATGGAGAGAGAAAAGAAGTTTAACATTTTGAGAGGAATTATCGTAGATTCTTTTTTGACAAATGAAACGAAAAAGGAACTTATTGATTTTGTTACCGATTACGAGGACGCAGAAGAAAACGGAATGCTGATAAGATTTCCGTGCCGTGTGGGAACACATATTTATATTGTCAATCGCAGATGGCACGTTGTTGAAGCAGGAAATATTTGTGGGATTTCCGAATGTGATAATGTGGATTGTTTGTGCTACAGAGTATATGTAGACCCTGATACATATACGGATATTCTTATTTCGGATTTTGGCAAGGAATGGTTTTTAACAGAATCCGAAGCAGAGCAGGCATTAAAGCAGATGGGAGAGTGAGAGTATGAAAATCAAGGAGTTAGCAGATTATTGCAAGTCCGTAGAAATTGACTGTGATAAATGCGAACACAAATATATATGCGAAAAGTTTGTTTCCGCAATAGAGGACGCTTCTCCATTCGGCATAGTTGAAATGGTAGAAGAGAACAGAGATTTTTAGCAAAGGAGAATGAGCATGACGGAGAGTAAATATGGGGCGATTGGAATAATTGGTTGCAATAAACGGACAACATTAAACGCATATATCGAAGAAACAAAGGAATTAGAGCAGTACCGAGCAATCGGCACGGTGGAAGAAATTAAGTCTTTCAAAGATGATTTTTGGAAACTCAACGAAATGTGCAGAGAGTATTCTACAATCGGCACAATTGAGCGTTTCCGTGAACTGACCGAGAAAGCAGAGCCGAAGAAGGTGGCAATGAAACCATTAAGAGACTACGACAGTGAACGTGATGCAAATTGGTGTTCTTGTCCGAATTGTTTTAGAGGTATCGGGTGGGAATACGAAAGACACTTTAATTTCTGCAATGAATGTGGAACTGAGTTTGATTGGGAATGAAAGGAGCAGAGATGGACGAAAAGAAGAACATTAACACAGTAACAGTAAGATGGTGGGATGGGTACATGGAAGTTTTCAAGGCAACCGAAGTACGGTTCGGTTCTGACTTACTTTGGATGAGGTTGGAAGATGGAACGAATCGGCATATACCGTTGAGAATGGTTCGGTGGTTTGGAACATCTATTGAGAGTCACGAAAAGAACGGAATGCGAGAGGTGCAGAATGAAAGAGATGTTTGATTGGTTGAGAGAGCAGATGAAGAAAGCAGAATACAATCACACATATTACGGAACTGACCTTGCGGTAAATACAGACAAGGCAATAGACATTATAGACGAAGCCGAAGCCAAGTGGAAAGAGGATGAAGCAGAACTCCGTGCGAACGTGATTGATGAATTTGCGGAAGCAATCATGGTAAAAGCAACAGAATTAAGTGAAAAAGTTGTATTTGATGGCAAATTGGTCGGTGACGCTTTATCACTTGACTGTGTATCGGATATGGTTCTTGAAATTGCGTTGGATATGAAGGGAGAGAATGAATGTCAGTAAGCACAATATTTTTCTTTATCGCAGTAGCGTTATCTTTGGCTTTTCAAGATACAGGATGGATAATAGCGTATTCATTGATTCTACTAGTTGATGCGGTTGCTGAAAAAAGACAGACGAAGGGAGAGAAGGAATGATTATTAGAAGTCAAAACAAAGCAAGAACTACTGATGATTTGAAACTGCATATTTGTATACATTTTTATGAGTCAACCGGTGAATGTTATGAGATACGAACTTCTTCAGGTGACACTATCGGTGAATATTCCACTATGGAAAAGGCAGTCAAGGTGTTGGATATGATACAGAACAAATATTTTGAACACATGACACTTGAACAGAATGGTGCAATAATGGGAATTTTAGAAAAGCCGAAGGTATTTCTAATGCCACTTGACAAGGAAGTAGAGGTGTAGCATGAAACAATTTATAGATAATAAGTATCCATTCAGAGCATTTTGGAATGGTAAGTTTTTCACTGATGGACTGAATAAGGTAGACGCAGTTGCATGGATGCCTTTACCGTCTCCGTATCATCCGGAAAAGTGAAAAAGTGTTACAAATTGCAAGTGTTGTGACTTTTCTGTGCAAAGTTGTTACAAAATGCAAAAAGTTGTATATCACAAAAGGAACGTATTGTGTTATAATACAGAAGATGAAGTATGTGAAACCGCCGGGCAGAAATGTTCAGGCGGTTTTTTGTTGTGCAAATTTACGGAAAGGAGTGTTGCAGGATGGCAGGAATGACAGTAAGGCAACAGAGATTCTGTGAAGAATACCTTGCGTGCCTTAATGCAACACAGGCAGCAATCAAAGCCGGATATTCGGAGAAATACGCAGGACAGAATGCTGATAAATTACTAAAGAATACTAACGTTAAAGAATACCTTGATACTAGGATGAAAGAGAAGGAATCGGAACTGATTGCGGATCAGGATGAAGTGATGCGATATCTCACAGCGGTAATGCGCAGGGAAAAGACGGAATCAATTGTTGTTACACTGAAGAAAGAAACATCAACTTATGTGCCGGATGCAGAAGGAAAGATGCGCAAGCAAACTGTGAAAGAAGAAGTTCCGGAGATAGTGAAAATTCCGGCACAATTAAGAGATTCCAACAAAGCTGCTGAATTGTTGGGCAGAGCATACGGCATTTACACTGATAGAGTGGAAACCGATATTGTTCTTCCGATATTCGGCGGGGAAGATGAACTGGAAGATTGATGTGATTGCCTATGATTGTAAAAGAGCATATCAGATTGCCGGAAATTGTCGGTAAAGGATATAAAGCGTTTTGGAATTTCAAAGGCAGGTACAGAGTATGTAAGGGAAGCCGAGCATCCAAGAAGTCCAAAACAACCGCATTATGGTACATATACAATATGATGAAGTACCCGGATGCGAATACATTAGTTGTCCGAAAGACTTTCCGTACATTGAAGGATTCTTGTTATAAAGAGCTGAAATGGGCGGTGAAGCGGTTAAAAGTTGAGCATCTTTGGGATTTCACACTGTCACCACTGGAAGCCACATACAAGCCGACAGGACAAAAGATATACTTCAGGGGTTTGGATGATCCGTTGAAAGTAACATCAATTGCAGTTGATACCGGCTGTCTTTGTTGGATGTGGATTGAAGAAGCATATGAAATCATGAAAGAGGATGATTTCAATATCCTTGACGAATCAATTCGTGGTGAAACTCCTGAAGGACTGTTCAAGCAAATCACAATCACGTTCAATCCGTGGAATGAAAGACACTGGTTGAAGAAACGCTTCTTTGACAATCCGGATGAAGATACACTTGCCATCACAACAGATTATCGGTGTAATGAATGGTTAGATAAAGCCGATTTGAAGGTTTTTGAAACCATGAAGAAGAACAATCCCCGAAGATATGCGGTTGCAGGTCTTGGCGGATGGGGTATTGTTGACGGTCTAGTATATGAGAACTGGAAGGAAGAAGCGTTCACATTAGAACAGGTTAAACATTGCAAATCGGCATTTGGACTTGACTTCGGTTATACGAATGATCCGAGTGCTTTTTTTGTTGGTTTTGTAGATTTAGAGAATAAGAAACTGTATGTATGGGATGAAATATATCAAAAGGGAATGTCAAACCGGAAGATACATGAAGCAATCACATCGGCAGGATATAACAAAGAGAACATCACAGGTGATTCAGCGGAACCGAAATCCATTGATGAATTAAAGGGATATGGACTGAGGATAAAGGGTGCTGAAAAAGGCAAAGATTCCGTGAAGAACGGAATCCAGTGGATTCAAGACCTTGAAATTATCATTCATCCACGATGCGTAAACTTTATCACAGAAATCAGTCAATACACATGGGATAAAGACAAATTCGGAAACACATTGAATATTCCTGTTGATGATTTCAATCACTTAATGGACGCTATGCGGTACGCATTAGAAAAATATATCAAGGGTAACAAGTGGTTATTCTAGGGGGTAAACATGTTTGAAGCATTTATGAAACTATTCTTTGATTATGATATTGTCGGTGATTACTTGGACCGGACGAAGGACGGCTGCTATCGAAAGAAGTATATCAAGAAATGGCGGTTCAAATGGAGAAAAAAGAAGTAGGAAGGGCGGTGCGCAATGCTTACTGTTGAAGAAATCAAACAATTCATTGATGAAGATGCAGCTTCGGAAAAGAAGCGGTTTGCAAGAAAAGGTGAAGCGTATTATAGCGGAGAACATGACATTTTAGGTTTCCGCCTTTTTTATTACGATGCACAGGGGAACTTCAAAGAAGATAAGACACGAAGCAATATCAAGATTCCGCATCCGTTCTTCACTGAGCTTGTGGATCAGGCAACACAGTATATTCTTTCCGGAGAGAAGGGATTTGTTCGTTCCGATATTCCGGAGCTTCAGACGGAGCTTGATGCGTATTTTAACGAGAACGAGGATTTCACTGCTGAATTGTCCGAATCACTCACTGACAGTCAGACAAAAGGCTTTAGTTATATGTATGCTTGCAAGGACGAAGAAGGAAAGACGGTGTTCAAGTGTGCTGATGCAATCGGTGTTGTGGAAGTGGAAGCAAAGTTTGCATCGGATCACAAAGACCATGTTCTGTATTGGTATGTTGAGCGTATCGACAAGGACGGAAAACAGGTCAAAAGAATCATTGACTTTGATGCAGAGAATAAATATTTCTACTTGCAGACGGATGAAGGGATTGTACCGGATAAGCGGTTCAAGGGTAAGAATGCAAAGCCGCATATCACATACCACATTCCCGGTGATCCAAAGACCTATTATGACAATTACGGTTTGATTCCGTTCTTCCGGTTGGATAACAACAAGAAGCAGCATTCCAGTCTGAAGCCGATTAAACCGCTGATTGATGATTATGATTTGATGGCATCGAGCCTGTCAAATAACCTTGTGGATTTTGATACACCGATTCATCTTGTAAAGGGATTTGAAGGTGATAACCTTGACGAATTACAACAGAATCTGAAAACGAAGAAGATTATCGGTGTTGGTGAAAATGGCGGAATGGAAGTCATGACCGTTGATGTACCGTATCAGGCAAGACAGACGAAGCTTGAACTGGATGAAAAGAATATTTACCGTTTTGGATTCGGATTGAATCTGTCCGGACTGAAGGACACAGCGGCAACAACGAACATTGCAATCAAGGCGGCATATTCCCTTTTGGATTTGAAGTGTTCCAAAATTGAAATCAGACTGAAGCAGTTAATGCGAAAGCTGATTAAAGTTGTGCTGAATGAGGTAAACACGGCAAACAAAACTGATTATCAGATGAAGGATGTTTATTTTGCGTTTGAACATGAAATCATGTCGAACGAGCAGGAGAACGCACAGAATAAACTCACCGAAGCGCAGACAAGACAAGCGGAAATCACAACGCTTCTCAATATCGCAACACATCTTGATAATGAAACTTTGATGCAGCTTATTTGCGAACAGCTTGATATTGATTATGACGATATCAAAGACAAGCTTCCTGATCCGGATGAAGCAAAGACATCAATCAATGATGCGCAGAATGCCTTGAATGGGGTGGTGGTAGATGAACAAACGGCAGAAGGAAGTGCAACAGCTATTTCTTGATAATGAAAAGAAGGTTCTGAAGGAGCTTGAACGGAATTATCGTGATGCACTTGCTGAGATTAACGGAAAAATTGAAATGCTCATGGGAAGAAACGATGCAGACCTTGCACACGTTATATACCGCATAGAGCATCAGAAGGCACTCCGGGCGCAGATAGAAGCAATACTGGAAAGCCTTCACACAAATGAGTTTGCAACCGTGTCAGAGTTCCTTGCGAAGTCATACGAGGACGGATTTATAGGCACCATGTACGATATGCACGGTCAAGGGGTTCCGCTTGTTCTTCCGATTGACCAAAAGCAAGTAGTTGAAGCTATTCAGCACGAAACGAAGCTGAAAGCACGGCTATATACCGAAATGGGGCATGATATCAAGAAGCTTCAGGAGAAGATTGCTGAAGAAATCAGCAGAGGAATATCAACCGGACAGAGTACCGGGGAAATGGCACGAAACCTTGCTTCTTATGCAAAGATTCCACAGAACAGGGCATTGACCATTGCCCGGACGGAATCACACCGGATTCAGTGTCATGCAACATCCGATGCACAGCACAAAGCGAAGGAAAAGGGTGCTGATGTGCTGAAACAGTGGGATGCGGCTTTGGATAGTGACACAAGAGATACGCACAGAAGGCTTGACGGTCAAATCCGTGAACTGGATGAACCGTTTGAAGTTGCAGGAATGTCTGCTATGTATCCCGGTGATTTTGGTGATCCGGCGGAAGATTGCAATTGCAGATGTGCGCTATTACAACGTGCAAGATGGGCATTAGGTGAAGAAGAACTTGATACCTTGAAGGAAAGGGCGGAATACTTCGGACTTGACAAGACGAAAGATTTCGAGGATTTCAAAGGAAAATACATGCAGGCATCTGAACGTGTCCGAGATGGCGCACAAAAGATGAATGATGAAGAACAGGCAAGGGTTGATGCTAGAAAAGCAGCTTGGAAGGCAAGGCAAAAACAGGCTGAAAAAGGCACTACATCTCAGGTGTACGATATTCCAAACTTCGATAAGATGCAGCATTCGGATGTTGTAACGTGGGCGAACGACAATCTAAAGACCACATTCGAAGATGTAAAAGGTGTCAACAGGGAGTATTACAAGGAAACGGTTAAGGCGTTAGCAAAATTTGAAGAAAAAATGGGCGGTAAGACCATTGAAGGAATTTCTGTGAAATTTGGCGGAAATATCGGTTCCAATTATGCCAAGTTTGACGATAAGACAAAAACTTTGTTGCTGAAGAAATCAGGTTCATTAGAAGCTTTTGAAGAAGCAATGAAGCAAGAAAATACAAGGTATAAGGTTAGATGGCATTCAGACAAAGATTATCATGCTACAACATCATATATAGGAACCATATATCATGAATTAGGTCATGCAATAGACATTGACACAGGGCAAGCTTTGTCACGAAAATTATCTAATGATGATAATTTATTTGAATTATCCACCAAAATATCTGTTTATGCCGGTTCTTCGCAAGGTGTAAGGGTAACACCAAGGTCAGAAGCGTTTGCTGAAAACTTTGCCGCATATATGGAAGGTGGAAAGAAAGCAAAAGATGTTCCGCAAGAAATAATTGATATGATTGAAAAATATTTCTCAGGAAAGAGAACTGGTTTTTAAGGGCAAAAGTACAAAGGATGTTATTTTGATAAAGGCAGGTAGAGAGCATGGCAAAACATCCTTGTATTTCGTGTATTTATTTCAATCAGTGCGGAAGCACAACAAGAACTGAAGCCTGCAATGGCAGGCAGACAAAGAGAGACAGGAAGCATCCTGAACAGGGTGCTTTTTTAATGCAAAAAATAAGAAAGTGAGGGAAAAAGAGAATGGATTTTTCAAATGTTGGAACAGTTGTTGCAATCGTGGTGATTGCGTATTTGGTAGGACTGATTGCGAAGCAGCTTCCGAAAGTGAAGGATGAATTTGTTCCGGTGATTGTTGGTGTTGCAGGCGGCATTCTTGGTGTTGTCGGAATGTATGTGATGCCGGAATTTCCTGCAAACAATATTCTTGATGCAATCGCAGTCGGCATTGTTTCCGGTTTGGCATCCACTGGTGCAAATCAGGTAGTGAAGCAGATTAAAAAGGGGATGAAGTAAATGGCAGTAAAAAAGTATTCGCTAAAGAAAGACGGACAGAAACGATTACAACCGAATTTTCGTGTCAGGGAATTTGCAAGTCAGGACGGAGAAGATAAAATCCTGATTGACTTGGTGCTTGTGGAATACTTGCAGAAGCTTCGGGATTGCTTGCAGTTATCTTCAATGGAAATCGTCAGCGGTTATCGTACACCGGCAAGGAATAAGGCAGTCGGCGGCGCAAATGGCAGTCAGCACTTGAAGGGAAAAGCGGTTGATGCTTGTGCCTATAAGAACGGAGAGATTCTTGATCCGAAATACCTTTGTTGTGCAGCGGAAGTCCTTGGAATGGACGGAATCGCACTGATTCAGACATGCGCACACCTTGATACAAGGGGGTATCAGTCATGGTTTGACGAAAACAAGCAGAATACACGCATTGAAAACTACGGTCACAAGTCGTGGTTCACATATTGCGGTGTAAAGAATCTCTATTTCATGCTGAATCCGTTCAAGAAACCGACAGACACGCTGAAAAAAGGCATGAACGGTGAACAGGTGAAGTGGTTACAGTTTGAGCTTATCGAACACAAATTCCTTCCGCTGATTTCTGCAAGCGGAAAGTGCAATGTTGACGGAGTGTTCGGAGCGAATACTGAAAAGGCTGTCAAGGCATATCAGAAGCTCGCAGGACTTGTTATTGACGGTAAGTTTGGTCCGCTGTCAAGAGCGGCAATGAAATAATGAATTTAAGGCATCCGAAAGGGTGCCTTTTATATTGCCCGGAAGGTGGCATATATACCTTCAAAATTTGACCTGCCATAAGTCATTAAAACTGGGTTTGTCTACCGGCGGCACCGGATAAAACAGCAGACAAGAAAGGAATGATATGGAATTTTTGAAGGCTATCTTGGGTGACGAACTTTATTCACAGGTTGTCAGCAAGGTCAACGAACACAACGGCAACGAAGCGAACAAGGAAAAACAGGTGAAGATTGCAAACCTTGCATCCGGCGAATATGTCGGAAAAGGCAAGTATGACGCACTGGATGCCTTGCTGAAGGGCAAGGAAACGGAGCTTGACACTGCAAACGGACTGATTGCGGAGCTGAAGAAGGGAACGAAGGGCAATGAAGAATTGCAAGGTAAGATCACCGGCTATGAAGCGCAGGTGGCAGACCTTCAGAAGCAGTTGCAGGAAACGAAGATAAATGCGGCTGTCAAGGTTGCATTGCTTTCTGAAAAGGCGGCGGATGTTGATTATTTGACTTTCAAGCTGCATGAAAAGCTGAAGGAGAAGGGTGAATCCTTGGAGCTTGATGAAAATGACAATATCAAGGGTTGGGATGCGTTGAGAGATTCCTTGAAAACGCAGTTTCCGAAGATGTTTGAATCAGGCACGGACGGAAAGAAAGTGTTTGATGATGATTCACTTCCGGGCGGTGACGGTGAAAGAAAGACCGAACCGAAAACACTTGCGGAAGCGTTAAGAGACAAATTTGAAAATCCTACAAAGTAGAAAGGTAAAGGTGAAAAATTATGGCAGCAATGACATTAGAAGAATTGAAAAAAGGTATGTCCGATAAGGTGTTCAGCAAGATCGTCGATATCTTCCTGAGACAGTCTGAAGTATTGCAGATGCTTCCTTTTGATGATTGTGTATCTGCATCCGGCGGCGGTTCCACAATGAAGTATAAGTATCTCAGAAAAGTATTGCCGGCAGCGGCGCAGTTCAGAAAGCTGAATGGTAAGTACACACCGACAGCAGCAACAAAGCAGGAATTCGAAGCAGCACTTGCCATCATGGGCGGTGAGGTAGAAATGGATCGTGTTCTGAATAAGGTTGCAGGAAACTATGACAACCTTGCATATCAGATTGAGGAACACATCAAAGCGGTTGTTTCCCTGTTCCATCACACGTTAATTAACGGTGACGCAGTTGCTACGGCTGCAACGGATGCACCGGAGTTTGAAGGTTTGGATTCCATGCTTGCAGGTACTTCCACAGAGTACAACACAGACAAGGCAATTGACCTTTCGAACATCACCAATCTGAAGAACAATGCAGATGAATTCTATGAAGCGTTGACGCTGCTTGTTAAGGCAACACAGGCAGATGCACTCCTGCTGAATACCGACATGATTACGAAGATTCAGACCGTTGCAAGAATCCTTGGTTACAAGACCGAGACTGAAGAAGCATTCGGCAAGAAGGTTGTAAGTCTTGACGGTGTTCGCTTCATGGATTTGAAGGATCATTACACTATTGAAGGCGGTCTTGCGGTTCCGAATGCTGTTGTTAAGAAGAACATCGAAAGAACTGTTGGCGGTTCTGCTGCAACCGGTTTGACCGATATCTATGCTGTCAAGTTTGATGTAAACGATGGTTTCCACGGCATCAGTCTGAATGGCAGCGCAGTTATCGATCAGTATCTTCCGGACTTCAATGCACCGGGTGTCATGAAGAAAGCGGAAGTGGAAATGATTGCTGCAACCGTTCTGAAGAACACGCAGCATGCAGGTGTTCTCCGTAACATCAAGATTGCGTAAATGGTCAATGGGCGGTTGCTATAACCGCCCAATTCTTTATGAAAGGTAAAGGTGAATAATATGGCAAATGCAAAGCAGGAAAAAGACACTACAAAAATCAAAAAGTGGGTTGTTACCGTGAAGGGAAATCCGGGGTTTGTCGGAAAAGGTGCCGGTGGTGTTCAGTTTGCAAACGGTAAGGCGGAGATCACTTCTGAAAGGTTGGCGAACTGGTTCCGTGAGCATAAGGGATATGAAGTGACTGACGCTGAATAAGAAAGGGGGATTTCCCTATGATTATTTCAGTTGAAGAAGTAAAGCGGTATATCAATACCAGTGATGAAGATTCCGTGCTTGAAGCAAGACTTCAGGCACTGGAACTTCTGATTCGTAAGTACACCAACAATAACTTCCAAAAACGAGCATTCCGGAGCCTTGGAACAATCGAAGGCGGCAAGCTTTATTGTGACACATACTTTTTCAAAGAAGGTGACACGGTTGAAATATCGGAATCACACTTCAATGAAGGGTTACTTGTCGTAAAGGGCATCACAGAAAATGCGATACCGTGTGAAGGATATTTGGATGAAGAAAATATCCTTGTAACAAAGGTTGAATATCCTGTTGATGTGGTGATGGGTGTTGTGAATATGCTTCGTTGGGATATGGTGAATCGTTCAAAGGTTGGCATCCAGTCCGAGACGATATCAAGGCATTCCGTGACCTATTTCAACATGGACGGTGACAATTCCGTGATGGGATATCCGAAGTCCTTGCTTGGCTTTTTAAGACCGTACATGAAAGCGAGGTTTTGACATGATAGGCGGAAACACGAAAGCGGTTCTTCAGGTGAAAACCGCAACAAAGAACGCAATCGGAGAGTTCGTGAAATCATGGCATGATGTCGCAGAGCTTACCGGATTCATTGACCTTCAATCAGGGGATTCCAAGTACAACACATACAATGCAAAAATCCAAGAATCAACACATGTCTTTATTTGCGATTATGTGCCGGTGCAAGACACTATTGAAATTGAAGGCAGTGCTGTCAGGGTTGATGCAGAAAATGCTCGTATGGTGGCAAATGGTAAGCAGTACGATGTACTTTTGATTGATGATCCGATGGAACTTCATAAACATCTTGAGTTTTATCTGAGATTCACAGGGGGGCAGTGATTATGTCCGTGAAATTCACAGATAATAGCGCAAAAGTTAAAGCCGCACTTAATGAAGCTTCGATTGCTTATTTGCACGAAGCGGCAGGAGAGCTTGAAGCGCAGACAAAGCGCAATTCTCGTCCTGTGAAGTACGGAAAGCACGATGTCAAGAACAGTTGGAAATACACTGTTGATGAAGAAAGCGGAGAAGCAAAGGTAGGAAGTACGCTTGAAGCTGCTTACTGGGAAGAACTTGGAACCGGTGAACATGCTTTGAATAAGGACGGTCGAAAGGGTTGGTGGGTGTACGTTGAAGGCAACGACACGCCGAGTTCGAATCAGAAGATGTACACAGAAGAAGAAGCAAAGCAGACAGCGGCATTCTTGCGGAGTAAAGGACTTGACGCACATGCCACAAAAGGCACGAAGGCGAATAGACCGCTGTTCAGTGCTTTCACAAGCCTGAAAACGGCACTGATTCGCCGTGCAAAAGAAATCCTGAAAGCGAGGATGGAAGAATGACTGGCAAAGCATTAAATGTCATAGAAGAAGAAATGAAATCACTTGGATTGAATTATGCTTTCATAAAATGGGATGATGAGCTGAAATATCCATACTGGGTAGGAGAGTTTCAGGACATCCCAATAAGTGATGAATCCGGTCAACATGACAGCGTATTTATCCTGAAGGGATATACAAGAGGTTTATGGAATGACCTGATAAGTGAAACAGAAAAAATCCGAGAGAATTTCGATATGGTAACAGGAAAGACGGTTATTGCTGACGATGGTTCGGCGGTAGCCGTTTTTTATTTGAGCAGTTCTGTTGTGAATACAGTGGATGCAGAACTGAAGAAGATGCAAATCAATTTAGATGTGAAAGAATGGAGCGTGAGTTAAATGGCATATGAAGAACTGAAATCGAGTGGCATCACGGCAAAGACACCTGAAAATATTATGCTCGGCGCAGGAACCATCCACAAGGGATTTGCGCTTGCTGATGGCAAGTGGAACTTCGAGGAATCCCTGATTGGTGCAACATCCGGCGGTTCAAAGTTCAGTATTGTTCCGGAGTTTATGGATATCGAGGTTGACGGCGCACTTGTAAAGGTGAAAGGACTTCAGCAGAAAGTCGGAGAAACCGCAACAATGGAAGTAAACTTTGTCGAAATGACACCGGAACTTCTGAAGATGTGTGTAATCGGTGATGATGCAGCATCCACCGATTATGAAGGTTACAACGAAATCAAGTCGAGAGCGAGAATCAAGGAAGATGATTATATCGAAAACCTTGCGTATGTTGGCAAGAAAACAGACGGTACACCAATCATCATTATCTTTGAACAGGCAATTTGCACTTCCGGTCTTGAAGTAGAAGGCAAGAACAAGGAAGCAGGAGTGTTCACCGGCACATTCGAATGTGTTGCGGACCTTACTCCGGAAGCTGATACTTTGCCTTGGCGCATTCTTTATCCGACACCGCAAGCATAATGAAGGGAGATTGAACAATGAGTGATACAGAAAAAAGTTATGAATTAAGACCGTTAGTTGCAGCGGACATGGGTGCGATTTGCAAGATTATATCTGCAATCGGAATCCGGCAGTTCAAGGATTGTTTCAAGCTTGAAGATTTCGAGGGTGGGAACGTTGAAAAGGTTGGATTCGGTGTTGTATTTGACCTTGCAGGAATCGTGATTGCGAATATCCCAAAGGCAGAAGAAGAGATTCAGGCATTCATTGCGAGTGTCACCGGAATGAAGCTTTCTGATGTCAAGAAGATGCCGTTTGCCGATTATGGCGAACTGATTATTGCCGTTGTTACGAAAGACGATTTCAAGGATTTTTTCGGACGTGTTATGAAGTTGTTCAATCGGTAGGATATATCAAATTGGTGGACTTGCTATCACAACGATATGCAAGTCCATTTTTGATATTAGATGAATTTATCAGGTTGCAACAGCTTCATGAATTTGTCGTGAAAACGATGAAAACAATTGCTGATGAAAAGGTTCGTGAAGCACGATGGCAGTATTATCTTCATAGGGTGTATGACATGTCCTTTGAAGAATATGTTCGAAGATGTGAAGAACCTGAACGGAAAAAACAGGGCATGTCACATGAGGAAATCGGCAAAGTTATAAACGATTCAAAAAGAATGGTAGAAGGTTTTATTCCTTCATAGGTGAGCTTATGGAACTGTTCAAGCTATTAGGAACGATAGCAATTGACAGTACAAAAGCGCAACAGGAGATAGATAATTGCACTGAGAAGGCAAAGGACGGTGAATCAGAGATTTCCAATGCGTTCGGTAAGATTGGCAAGGTTGCAGGAACGATTGCAAAGGGAATCGGAATTGCCGGAGTTGCAATCGGCGGTGCATTTATCGGAGCTGTTGAAGGAACGAGAGAATACCGGGCGGAAATGGGATTGCTCGATTCGGCATTTCAGACCGCCGGGCATAGTTCAAGAGCCGCAAAGGACACATATTCAGATTTGAATGCCGTTTTAGGTGATTCCGGACAGGCAGTTGAAGCCGCACAGCATCTTGCATTGGTAGCCGACAATGAAGATGAACTTGCGAGCATGACGCACACTTTAACCGGTGTATATGCTACGTTTGGCGAATCCTTGCCACTGGAAGGACTGGCAGAGGGCATCAATCACACTGCTTCTCTTGGAGAAGTTCAGGGAAGTCTTGCGGATGCCTTGGAATGGGCAGGAATCACGGTTGAGGATTTCAATGACCAACTTGCGAAGTGTTCCAGTGAAGAAGAACGGCAAGATTTAATCACCAAAACACTGAAAGACACATACAGTGCGGCGGCGGATCAGTACAAGGAAACCAACAAAGACATTATCGCATCACGGCAGGCACAGGAGCGTTTGTCTGATGCAATGGCGAGAATTGGTGAGATTGGCGAACCTATAATGACCGCACTTCGGAACGCAATTGCATCCCTTGCAGAATCGGCTATTCCGGTCCTTGAAGATATGGTCAATTGGTTCCGTGATGCTATCACATGGATAAAGCAGAACGAAACAACCGTTCAAGCGTGGGTCGGTGTTATCATCGGAGCCACAACAGCAATCGGAACATTTCTTCTGATTATTTCTTGGGGAAAGATAATGACAGCGGCGGCGAATGCAATCAAGGTTGTCAGAACGGCAATGCTTGCATTCAATGCGGTATTGCTTGCAAATCCGGTCGGTTTAGTAGTGGCGGCAATCGCAGGACTGGTGGCTGCTTTTATTTACTTGTGGAACAATGTTGAAGGTTTCCGGAATTTTTGGAAATCAGCATGGAACACGATAAAATCCCTTGCAAATTCTGCATGGAAGGCAATCCGTAAATACTTTTCGGATGCTTGGTCGGCGATTAAGAAAACATGGTCAGCGGTGACAGGGTTCTTCCGGAACGTATGGAACGGTATTAAATCAGTATTTAATTCCGTGAAATCGTGGTTTGCTGATAAATTCAAGTCAGCATGGAACGGTGTGAAATCCGCATGGAACAGCGCAAAGTCCTTCTTTTCCGGGTTGTGGTCCGGAATCAAGGGTGTATTCGGTTCCGTGGGTTCGTGGTTCCGTGGAAAATTTCAATCCGCATGGTCAAGTATTAAGTCCGTGTTCTCCGGTTGGGGTTCTTTCTTCGGTGGGTTATGGACGAAGATTAAGAGTAAATTTAGCTCAATTGGAACATCCATCGGAACTGCAATGGGAAATGCCGTGAAAAACGGTTTGAATCGTGTGATATCCACGGTACAGAGTGCAATCAATAAGGGCATCGGACTGATTAACAGTGCGATCCGGCTTGCAAATAAGCTTCCCGGAATCAATGTTGGCACAGTACCGACAATATCCCTTCCTAGACTTGCAAAAGGCGGTGTCCTTGAACAAGGTCAGGTCGGATTGTTGGAAGGTTCAGGCGCAGAAGCGGTTGTTCCTTTGGAGCATAACAAAGCGTGGTTGTCAAGGGTAGCTGAGGACTTGAACGAATTACAAAAAATAGACAGACAGCCGGTGAATAATGATACCGTGCTTGTCAGACTAAATAGAATCATTGAATTACTCGAAAAGCTGTTGAATATGAAAATCTGCCTTGATAGCGGCGCAATGGTCGGAGAATTGACACCGGCAATTGATGCAAGATTAGGGAAGATATATTCAAGAGTGAATAGAGGTACACACTAGGCGCACGGACACAATCTGTGCGCTTTTTCATTATGCGAATGAAGGGGGTGAATCCCTTATGGAACTATTTAAGCTGCTTGGAACAATCGCAATCAGTAACAGTGATGCGAATGAAGCACTGGACGACACATCAGAAAAGGGCGAAAGCACTCGTGCGAAATTGGTAGGTGCATTCGGAAAGATTGGTTCCGCAGCGGTAGCAGTGGGGCAAACAATTGCAACCGGTATTGCAGTAGGCACAACGGCACTTGCCGGATTGACCGCAAAAGCATTGTCTGCAAGCGGTGAGCTTGAACAGAATATGGGCGGTTCTGAATCAGTATTCAAGCAATCCGCCGAGAATATGCAGAAGCAAGCGCAACAGGCTTTTGACAAGATGGGGCTTGCAACATCTGACTATCTTGCAACGGCGAACAAGATGGGCGCACTTTTTCAGGGTGCCGGATTTGAAATCGAAGCATCCGCTGATATGTCGGCGAATGCAATGCAAAGGGCGGCGGATGTTGCTTCCATCATGGGTATTGATGTCAATGCGGCAATGGAAGCTGTTGCAGGCATGGCAAAAGGCAATTTTACGATGATGGATAACCTTGGCGTTGCCATCAATGACACCACTTTGCAAATCTATGCACAGGAAAAAGGACTGGGCGAACTAGAAACCACACAGGATAAAGTCAACGCAGCATATCAGTTGTTCATGGAAAAATCGGCATATGCAGCAGGAAACTATGCAAAGGAAAACGCATCCCTTGCCGGTTCAATTAACACGACAAAAGCGGCATTGACAAACTTCTTGGACGGATCAGGCAAGGTTGAAGATGTTGTATCGTCCGTTTCGAATCTTGCAAATGTCGTGGTAAAAAATATCAATCAGATATTCCCGGCATTGGTACAAGGCATCACGCAGCTTGTCACGCAGCTTGCGCCGATTATACCGGAATTGATTAACCAATTACTTCCCGGACTGATAACAGGTGCGGTTTCGTTGATAAATGGTCTTGTGGCGGCATTGCCTTCCATTGTTTCAGCATTGATGGGCGCTGTTCCGGCATTATTGCAAGGAATTGTTCAGATTTTTAATGTTCTTGTGGCGGCACTGCCCGGTTTAGTAGAAATTCTAGTGCAAGCACTTCCGACATTGCTTCCGCAGTTGATTGATGGTTTTGTGCAAATGATTGTTCTTCTGTGTACGAATTTTTCACAGATTATACAACCGATTATTGATGCGCTGCCTGATATCATCGTTGCGGTTGTCAATGCACTTCTGAACAATCTTCCGATTTTGTTGGAAGGAATCGTGGCACTGGTGGCAGGAATCGTTGTTGCGCTTCCTGAAATCCTTGTTGCAATATGGGATGCGCTGAAGCGGTTGTTTGCTGAATGGGCGCCGAAAGTGTCAGAGTGGTTTGCGCCGATATGGGATGCAATTGTTCAATGGCTTGGTGATTTGTGGTCGAACATCAAAGCAATGGTGCAACCGGTCATTGACTGGGTGAAAAATCTGTTTGGAAAAATAACAGATGCTTTCCATACGGTCATTGATCCGTGGGTAGAAATATTCAAACGAGCTTGGAACCTGATTTGTGACAAGTTTTCTGAAGCGGTTGCGAAGATAAAGAAAACGTTTGAGCCGGTCAGCAAGTTCTTCCAAAATGTATGGTCAGGTATCAAGTCCGCATTTGGAAATGTTGCTTCATGGTTCGGTGATGTGTTTACAAAAGCATGGACGGCGGTTCGAAACGTATTCAGCAAAGGCGGAAAAATCTTTGACGGAATCAAAGACGGAATCGCAAACGTGTTCAAAACAGTGGTAAACGGCATAATCGGCGGTATCAATAAGGTAATAACCGTTCCGTTTAATGCCATCAACAAAATGTTGGGCAAAATCAAGGGTATCAGCATCCTTGGTGTCAGTCCGTTCAATTGGATTGAGCCGTTCAACATTCCGCAGATACCGGAGCTTGCAAAAGGCGGTGTCCTTGAAAGAGGTCAGGTGGGATTGTTGGAAGGTAACGGAGCAGAAGCCGTTGTTCCGCTTGAAAACAATCACAAGTGGATTTCAAGGGTTGCGGATGATATGTCAAGAAACGGAATGGGAAATGTTGACCGTGAAACCTTGATTCAGGCAATCATTGAAGCAATCCGGGCGGTCATTCCGGAGCTTCAGCAGACAATCAAGGTTGTTCCGGATGAAAACGGCATCTTCAGGATTGTCAGGGATAAAGCAAGAGAATTCACGCTTCGAACCGGCAATCCGGCTATGACATAGGGGGTGCGAAATGTATAGAGGTTATAGAGTAAAGGTAAACGGAACTATCATTGATAATCTGATGATTGTGCGAGGTAGTTATAGCATGAATCGAAAACAACGTGTGATTGATTCGTATTATGACGCAGCAGGCACATATCATGAGGAATTAAGTCCGGCATCAAAAGCAAATATACAATTCAGCATCCGTGATCGGAGCATGGAAGAACAGGCAGTCATTGCGGCTGCCTTTTCTTCTCGGAATGTAACGGTTGAATACTGGGATGATACAACGCTGAATTATGACACTGGAACATTCCGTGTGGAAGATACCACATACACACATTCTTATGCCGTGAAAGACCGTATCAGATACGGTGAAGCGGCTATTGTACTAAAGGAGAATTGACATGAATCAATTGTTGATTGAATTTTTAGATGCGCCGGTAACACTGAGAAATGCGGACATCGTGGAAGAATCACTGAGCTTGACAGAAAGCCTGTGTTCTGATACAGACCTTCGCTTCGGTGCGTGTGAATCTTCCGTGTTCGGCGTGCGTGTACTTGGCGCAATGCTTCCGATTGCCGGAAGGAAATGCAAAGTGTCAATGACTACCGGTGATGAAACACATGTACTCGGATATTTCAAGGTGAATTCGGATAAACCGACAGCGGACCGGAGATACCGTGATATTGTGGCATACGATGCACTGTCTGATATTATCACAGCGGATGTTGCTGCATGGTATCAGGGATTGTCATTCCCAATGACATTAAAAGCATTCCGGAACAGCTTCTTCAATCACTTCGGAATCGAGCAGGAAGAAGCAGAGCTTGTCAACGATGGAATGACAGTGAAGAAAACCATTGAGCCTGAAAAGCTGTCCGGTAAAACAGTAATCACGGCAATCTGTGAAATCAATGGTGTATTCGGACACATCGGAAGAAATGGACGGTTCCAGTATGTGACACTGGAAGCATTTGAAGAAGGTTTATATCCGTCTGAGGACTTATATCCTTCGGAAGATTTATATCCGATGGATGGAAACTTGGAGAGGTTGGAAAAATCCCGGTATATCTCCTGCAAGTATGAAGATTATCTTGTTCCCGGAATTACGAAGCTTCAAATCCGGCAGGAAGAAAACGACATCGGAAGTCCGATCGGATCAGGGGATAATGCTTACGTTGTGCAAGGTAATTTCCTTGTGTACGGCAAGAGCGCAAGCGAGCTTCAGACCATTGCGCAGAATCTTCTCGGCATAATTGGCGCAGTAAGTCAATACAGACCGTTCCGCATGGATGCACCGGGGAATCTGACAAGAAAACTCGGACAGGCAATGTCTATTCATACCACATACGGACTGATTGAAAGCTATGTGTTGAGCCGGACACTGACCGGCATTCAGGCATTGCGAGATACCATTGAAGCAACCGGAAGTGCAAAACGGACAGAACCGGTGAACGGATATGCGGAACAAATCATTCAGCTTCAGGCAAAAACAAACAAGCTGACACGGAATGTGGATGAAACACGGTCGGAGCTTGCGGACACAGCATCCGGACTTCACAGCGAGATTGTACAGACCGCAAATGAAATCCGGTTAGAGGTTGCAGAAGCGGAAGAAGGATTGCACAGTGAGATTTTGCAGAATGCACGGCAGATTCAGTTGCGATTGACCGCCGGTGAAGTAGTTTCATTGATTGATATTACAGTTGACGGAATGACATTCACAGCGGATCAAATCAATCTTGATGGTTATGTGTCCGCCGGTGGTGGGAACTTCGGCATTGACACAAATGGAAATCTTGTTATAAAAAGCGGTTCTTCCACAATGACGGTTGACGGTGGATATATCAAACTGCAAAGCACAGGCGGAAACGTGTTGCAGATTGGTGTAAGCGGTGTGCGTCAGGATTTGAGTTGGCTTGCAAGGCTTTTCGGTGGTGCTGTTCGTTTGGGTGACAGTGGCAGTCCGACATTCATTGACGGAACAACGGTTTTCGCAAATGGCGGAACAGTTGCCACGCAGGAATGGGTTCTTCAGCAGCTCGCAGCACTGAAAGGGGAGTGATAACCAATGAATAAATGCTATGAATCAATAGGATGGAAGAACGGAAAAGAAGGCGGAACCGCACTAGGCGAAGTCAATCTGAACCGTATGGATAATGCGCTGAATGAGATTGACAATCGTGTTGTGGCAATGGACACCGCAAAAGCAAATCAGTCTGACCTTCTTACGACAATATCCAACGTGACATTCGATGAAAAGACCGGACTTTTCACTTTCACCAAAAAGAACGGTGCGACATTCTCCATTGATACGAAGATTGAAAAGCTTGCAATCAACTTCGTATTCGATGAAGCAACACAACAGATTGTCATTACGCTTGACGATGGCACAAGGCAGTATATTGATGTCAGTTCGTTTATCACACAGCTTGAATTCCTGAACAGTGCAACAGTGAATTTGATTGTCGTGAATGGAAAAGTCATGGCGGAGATTGTAAAAGGTTCCATCACAGATGAATACCTTGAACCGAACTATCTTGCGAATATCAAGGTCGAAGCAAGCAAGGCGGAAACAGCTTCAGCGAGTGCGAAAGCAAGCGAGGAAAGGGCAATAAGCGAAGCGCAGACCGCAAAAGATGCGAGTGAAAACGCACAGAATCTGATTGACCAAGTGAACAAGAGATTGAATATCGTTGAGTTTGAAATGGACGATGAAGGAAACCTTGTTTACACGGATAATTCCAATTACAGATTTGTGCTTGGTGATGATGGCAATTTGTATTACGAGATTATAACGGCATAAAGGGGGAACGAAAGATGGCAGAAAACATGGTAAAAGCAGGTCGGGCAGGACTTACATTCGGCGGTGACTGGGATTCCACAGTTGAATATGAGCGTCTTGTCGGTGTGCGATATGATAACAAGCTGTTCTTCAGCAAAAAGACCGTTCCGATTGGTACGATTCCCGAAGATGGGGAGTTTTGGTTTTTAGCGTATGAAGGTCTTACTGATGAACAATGGGAAGCACTTCTGAACGGCACACAGCGAGTCGGTGATTCCGCAAAGTTAGGCGGTGAAGATGCGAGTGAGTATGCGTTACACATTGACGGAAATCTGACAGGTTCGGAGTCTATTCTTGATAAAGCAAAAACTGTTCAAGGTTACGGCATTTTCACATTCAGATTTGAAGGACATGACGGAACAGATTTATATAACACAGGTTATGCACAAGGTGTTGCAACGGTTTTCAAACGTACAAGTAACCGTATTGCGGTTTATTTATGGGGTTCTCCGTCAATGAGTGCTTCAAAAAGAGTTGCGGTAAATTATTGGAATGGTACAGAGTGGAGTGGTTGGGATAGAGACGCAAAAGTGACAGACCTTGCGAACTACTTACCGCTTAGTGGTGGAAAACTCACCAAATCAAATACACCGCTTATATTAGAAAGCACTGGTGAAGGTGTAGGCAGTTTCCTTGCGTTCAAGAATACACATGTTGCAGGGCATGATTATATTGGTTGGAGAAACCATAAATTTTGTGTGCAAGTAAACGGTGGAGAAGATAAGGAAGTTCTCCACACAGGAAACAAGCCGAGTGGAACTTACACTGGGAATGGTGATGCTACGGAAAGAAGAATAAAAGTTGGTGGTATCGGAAAAGTTGTGTATGTATTTAATACTCGTGGTCTTGCAATAGTAACAACGGGTGGCACAGCAGTTTTTCCGAATGGTGGAGAATTTACTTGGATTTCTGCGACAACGCTTGATTCTTCGACAATGGAAATTGTGTTGAAAACCGACAATGCAAATCTGAACGGTTCAAATCTTGCGTTCAATTATCAAGTAGCATAGAAAGGAGCAAAGCCATGACAGAGATTTTTGAAAATGAAATCATAGAAGAAACCGAACAGTCGATTGAAGAAAACGGCATGGGTAATATCTTAGACGATTTGACCTACAAAGTACCGTTTGAGATTCCGCAACGTGTTAATCCGTTCTGTGTAATCAGTAAAGACACTTTCGGAGAATATGCGGTGCGTGACATTCAGACCAACAGCGCATGGGGTAGCAATCCTTACGGTGACGGTTATGCGGTTGTTCCCGATGATATGGTAACAGCAATCCAAGAAACAAGAGGATTCTGTGATATTACCTTGAACGAGGACGGAACGGAGATTATCGGATTTACGGCAAGGGAGATTCCCGAAATTCCCGAAGCACCACATGAGCCGACAGCAGAGGAACGGATTGCGGAACTTGAAGCACAGAATGCAGCGTTGCAGGCAAATCTTGAAATGCAGGCAGAAGTCCTTGACTATCTGCTTATGGCATAAATACGAAAGAAAGGGGGAACGCATTATGGCAGGATATCTCGCATACAGAATCGAGAAGAACAAGCTGAATTACAATGCTGTTGCTGAGAAGTACCCGGAGTTCAAGGATGATATTGATATTATTCTTGTATCGGACGGTTATACCGTCAATCCGGATGGCACTGTAACCAAGAAGGAGCAGTAAGAAAGGAAAACTGAATGAAGGGTGTAAGATTCGGAGATTATCACTCATGGGATAATCTTTCTTTGATTCTTGCACAAAAGACAATCGGTGCGCCATCGGCAAAAGTGGAAACGATAGACATTCCCGGTGCCGATGGTGTGCTTGATGCAACGGACTTTTTCGGCGAACCAAAGTACAACAACAGAACACTTTCTTTTGAATTTTCAGCGATTGTTCCGCCGGGCGAATTTATGAATCTGTTTTCACGGATTCTGAATACCTTGCACGGACAGAAGATGAAAATTACACTGGACGATGATCCGGACTGGTTTTACATCGGGCGGATTGATGTTCCTGAATGGAAAGCAGAAAAGAACATAGGAAAGCTGACAATTGACTGTGATTGCGAACCGTACAAGATGAAACAGCATGACACGGTAATCACAGAAACGGTCAGCGGAGAAAAGACCGTCATTCTATCAAACAGTAAAAAAGCGGTTATACCGACAATAGATATCACAGGGAATATCAATCTGACCTTCGGTGATAATTATTATTCACTGGGAGCCGGTAGATATGACCTTCCGGGGGTTCAGTTGAAGTACGGTGACAATACCATACTTCTTGACGGAACCGGCACGGCAACCTTCACTTACCGTGAAAGGGGTTTGTGATGTACCGGGTATATTGTGATTCTGCTTTACTGTATGATGATAGAATAGACGAATACAAGATTTACAATCCAGTTGTGGAAAAAGAGCTGAATCAGATTGATTCCTTTGATTTCACAATTTATAGCAATCACCGGTCATTTGACCGATTGAAACGATTGAAGTCCATTATCACGGTATTTCAGGACGATTATTTGTTGTTCCGGGGAAGAATCCTTGATGATGAACAGGGATTTCACAACGAAAAGCAAGTTTCCTGTGAAGGGGAGCTTGCTTTTTTAGTTGATTCCATTCAAAGACCGTATGACTTCACCGGCACTCCGGCGGAGCTGTTCACGCTGTTCATCACGAACCATAATGCGCAGGTGGACGCAGAGCATCAATTCATTGTCGGAAATATCACGGTGACTGATCCGAACGATTATATTGCCCGGAGTGATTCGGAATACCTGAATACATGGGAGAGCATCAACAAAAAGCTGATTGAAACGCTTGGCGGATATATATGGATTCGGCACGAAGCGGACGGAAATTATATTGACTATCTTTCGGAGTTGAATTTCCTTGCACCGCAGAAGATAGAGTTCGGAAAGAACCTTCTTGACCTGAAACGAGAAACGAAGGGTGCGGACATTGCAACGGCATTGATTCCACTTGGAGCGAAGGAAGAAGGCAGTGAATCCCGGTTGACCATAGCTTCTGTGAATAACGGTGTGGATTATGTGTACAATCAGGAAGCAGTTGATGCTTACGGATGGATTTTCAAAGTTCAGACTTGGGATGATGTCACAGAAGCAGGAAATCTTCTGACGAAGGGAAATGCACGGCTGCAAGAGCTGATGCAATTGCTTCTTAGCGTTGAATTGACAGCGGCAGACCTTGCCACGATTGATAAAACGGTTGAATCCTTCCACATCGGAACACAAGTCCGGGTGACAACGAATCCGCATTCGATTGACCGGCTGTTTTTGGTGACGAAAATCAGCATAAATCTTTCACAACCGACAGCAAATAAACTGACGCTTGGTGATTCGTTTTATTCCTTCACAGAACAAACTGTGAGAGGGCAAATAGACGCTGAAAACATGTCAGTGAGGATTTCTTCGGACTTAGAAGAAAAAGTCCGACAGAGCCTTACAGAGACGGAAACGAAGCTATCCGCACAGATATCCGCAACGGCGGAAAGCATCACAAGCACGGTGATGGAAGAAGTGTATCTGAAAGATGATACAGATGCGCTTATTACTTCAGTAACGAATCAAATCACGCAAACGGCGGAAGATGTGGAAATCAGGTTCACGGAGTTTTCGCAGGACATTGAAGCAGTGGCATCCGGAGCAGATGCACAGTTTGAGGAAATAAGCAAATACATCCGTTTTGTGGATGGAAATATCGTTCTAGGAGAAGAAGGAAACACGCTGACACTTCGGATCGAGAATGACCGGATATCATTCCTTGATTCCGGAATTGAGGTTGCATATTTTTCGAACAGCAAATTGTATGTGACGGACGGTGAATTTCTGCATTCGCTTCAGCTTGGAAATTTTGCATTCATTCCGAGAGCGAACGGCAATTTATCGTTCAAGAAATTGTAGGGGGCATGAATGGGTACATCTTTAGCAATGTCAACTACTAATGACAAGATAAAGTACAAAGTGACAATCACACAGAACAGTCAGAGTGTGAGTAATAACACATCAAATGTGACCGTTTCGGTCCGGGTGTACCGTACTAATACCGGATATACCACATACGGAACCGGCACGGTGTATTGCACCATCAATGGCACGCAGTACACGGAAGCAATCACATCTTCCGACAAGATAACATCATCCGGCATTGTGGTATTTTCAAAGACTTTGAACATCACGCATGGTGCGGACGGTTCAAAAACTCTTTCCACATCCACACGAATCACGCACGATCAGTTTTCATCCAGTGCGCAAAGCTATAATCAGGCATTGACCACGATTCCAAGAGCCACGACACCGACAGTTTCAGCATCATCCGTGAACATGGGCGCATCCATTACTATCAATATGCCGAGAGCGTCAAGCAGTTTTGACCATACCTTGACATATAAATTCGGAAGCGCAACCGGAACGATAGGAAGTGACCTTGGAACAAGTAAAGCGTGGACGGTTCCTTTGTCCTTAGCTTCGCAGATTCCGAACGGAACTTCAGGCACATGCACCATCACTTGTAAAACCTATAACGGAAGTACGCTGATAGGCACCAAAACGGTTTCTTTTACCGCAAAGGTGCCTTCTTCTGTTGTGCCTAGTATTTCATCCCTTACGGTCGCAGAAGCTGTCAGCGGTCTTTCTACGAAGTTTGGCGCATATGTGCAGAATAAATCAAAACTAAAGGTGACAATCAGTGCGGCAGGCAGTTATTCGTCAACAATTAAATCATATAAGACCACCATAGCAGGAAAGAACTACACAACAAACAGCTTTACATCCGGAGTGCTTACATCATCCGGAGAAGTGAAGATTTCTTGCACAGTCACGGATTCAAGGGGAAGGACAGCAACAAAGAGCAGCACTGTCACGGTGCTTGCCTATACTGCACCGAAAATCAGCATCTTTTCCGCCGTTCGTGCGAATGGGTTAGGTGCGGCAGACGATGAAGGCACAATGGCACTGGCACGGATCAAATTTGCGGTTTCTTCCATGAACAGCAAAAATGACAAATCCTATATTGTCGAGTATAAGGAAAAGTCAAGTGATACATGGACGCAAGCCGCAACCGGAAGTGTGTATTCGTATGACAGCAATATGTTGTTGAATATAAACCTGAGTACAGAATCATCATATGACCTTCGATTGACCGTCACGGACTATTTCGGAAGCGCAATTGCCATCGGAGAAATCGCAACGGCATTCACGCTGATTGATTATCATGAAAGCGGAAAAGGACTGGCGTTCGGCAAGGTGTCTGAGATTGAAAACCAAATGGAAATTGATATGGATATTGATATCTATAAAAATATTTTCATGGGCGGTTCAAAGCGGTCGAACGATGAAAAAAATATGTACTTTCAGACAACGGAAGATTCCGAATATGTCCACAATTGCAAACTGTACGGTGGAAACGGAGCTTCGGTGACATCAATCGGCTGTTGGGATTCTGCAAGGGCGCACGGAATATGGCGGTATTTGTCCGATACACAGAACATGGTCATTGATGCGAATGTGAAGTTTACAAGGGCAAATGGCGGTGACGAGTTTGTGACAAGTGATCCGGTGACGCACGGAAGCAGGTCCGGGAAGGTGCATTTCTCGAATGGCTTGTTGATTCAATGGGGAGTTGAAACCATTACACCGGTAAAGGACACACCAACGGCAAAAGCGGTCAAGTTCTCAACAGCCTACACATCAATTCCAATGGTGCTGACAACGGCAATTACAACCGTTCCGGGAACATCGGTTTCCGGTAATGCTTCAGCGAATATCACGGTCAACGGATTTGATGCCTATGTGACAAGAAACGGCACAACAAATACTTCGGTGGGATGGGTAGCAATCGGATATAGAGAATAAAGAACGAAAGAAAGGGAAAATATCATGGAAACGATTATATCAGCAGCTATCACAGGCGGACTTGCGCTTGTTGGTATCATCATAACTAATGTAATGAGTAACCGGAAGATAGAACACAAACTGGAGATTGCGCAGGCGGTGACGGATTGCAAGATTGATACTCTTACAAATGAGGTTCGATCACACAATAATTTTGCGAAGCGGATGCCGGTTGTTGAAGAACAAATCAAGGTAATCAATCACAGATTAGAGGACTTGGAGAGGAAGTAAAAGAGGAAGGCGGTCGCAATGACCGCCTTTTTTAATCTTCAATCATATATCCTTCTTCAATTAGTGCAAGTACATATTCATGCGTGTTTTTATATCCCAGTCTTTTAATATCTTTGTTGTCTATATATCCTGGTTTTCCATCCACGAAAGATTGTGTTTTCACTACTCCGTGTTGAATCATTTTCACTATAAGCGCATCCGCAGCTTGCTTTTGTAAAGTTATCATTCAGAATCATTCCCTTCAGCTTCATCACGTTTTTTCATAATCTCACGGTCAGCATCTTCATTCTTCTTCATATCACGCAATACTGCTTCTTTATAGTGTTCAATTGCATCCACGACAAATTGATTCATAGAACAATAGCCGCATTCTTCAACAAAAGCCTTCAGTTCATCCTTCTGTCCTTTGGGGAACCTGATTCTGACTTCATCCAGTGTCGCAAGGTATTTCCGGTTTGCTTCTTTTCTTTGGTCATAATGTTTCGTCATATTTTATACCATCCCTTCATTACTATAATACCATCATATCATACACATGGGAACATGTAAAGTTGCACAAATATCTGTATGAAATTTTGGTGAATATGTCAATTGAATTACATGGGAACATGTAATATAATAACATCATAAGGAACAGCAAACAACACAGAAAGAAAGAGGTAAAGGATATGGCAAAAGAATATCAAATCAGAGAATACTTAAAAGGTAGAAATTTAAGGGAGTGCTATAACGGAAAAATAAGACCAGTTACTATTGAAACTGAAATGGAAAAAACAAAAGAATTGCTAATAAACAATGAAACGGTTTACACCCATAATGACTATGTAAAAATAATTGAACTAGACACCAGTAAATCACAACATGGTTGGAATGAAAATAGTTATAAAGTAAAAGGCAAAAAAAGACCTTATATAATAGCGCAAAAAGAAAAATTTTATCTTGATGAATTAGAAATCGTAGAACACAAACTATTAAAAGCTACAGTTTATACAGAAAACGAAACTTTATATTATACCGTAGGTGAAATAACAATTTTCAAGAGAAAGTAAACAATATAAGCTGACCTAACGGCAAGACGGGGAATAAAGGAAATACAAATGAAAATACCGGATAAATGTATAAAATGCGAACGAGCAGTGGTAACACTGGAAAATGTACACAAGGGATGGCTCAAATTTGAACTTGAAGCAGTCGTAAGGTGCCACAACAAATATGACATGCCGCATTACATTGTAGGCTGTGTGTGTGCTGAAGTATATTGCGACAAAAAAGGAACTAACGAATAGAATGCACAAAAGATAACTATGCAATGTAAGAAGGGCAGGTTATCAATATGGACAAAAACGATTATTTCGAGTTTTTAGATTTGAACAATGATCTTCTGACTGAAATTGAATTGACTATTCACAGGGTTCTACATTTCAGTGATTCTTTTTCTCCGGAAACATTATCACAGTTTGAAAATTTTGCACAATGGGCGGTAGAATATAATGAAAACAGGTTGATTGAATAGGAGTGAAGTATGTGAAAACGAAAGAGAATATGCGACTTTATAATTCCGCTGTTGAATCTTCCAAGGCATACAAGGAAAACGGCGAAGAATTGACGGATTTCGATGATTTCATGTCGGAGATAGAGAAAGAATATCGGGAGAAAAAGGAGCAGTCATGACGGCTGTTCTTTTTTATCGAATAAATGTTCAGACTGTTCAGATTTATATTATGGTACTATAATATTTTTACCGAAATATAATACATAGGGGGGTTACATATGGCAAAGAAGAAGGGTATTCCCGGTCTTTCGTTCAGTTGGAAACGAGCATTCGGCGTGACAAAGGCAAAGCGGAAAATTGCAAAGGCAACAGGCATTCCGACAACGAGAAGCGGCAGACGGTCAAAGCTCGGAAGATTGTTCGGAATTAAGTAAAACAAAAAGGGCGGATTTCTCCGCCACTTTTTTTGTCACGCTGCGCTTTCATTGTTCGTATTCAATAATAGTTTCAATATCAAATCCAGTAGTGCAAAGTCGACGCACTTTTGGACTTCTTCAGTGATTTTGTCGATGTGTTCATGTCTTTCTTCATCACTCATAGGGCATTCCCTTCTCTATCATTCGGATAGATAGTTCATAGGCGGTACGTTTTTCCGTCACATCATTGATTGTTTTGTCGTATTCCCTACTTTGAAAGCGAGCAAAAACGGATATCGGGGTTCCAACATCGAGAGTGGAAGCATAAATTGCATCCCTTCCCCATGCGATTGACGGCAAATAACTACTCTTTTCATTGTTCCGTGGCACAGCAATCAGCAAATCTGTGATATGCCTTCCTAAAGGGGTTTTCCGATATGCCGGCTGTTTGCAGATATATCCGCTTATATATGCTTCGTTCGTGTCCGGTTCATCAGTTGGGCAAACTTGAAGCGCAAAAATAAACAACTTGACTTTGCGTTTCCCTTCTTCGTTGATGTTCTGTGATCTGACTTGACCAACAACACGGACTGTTCTTCCTTCGTATAATTCATCTGTTATCATTCGTTCCGATAGTACCACCGGAAGGTAATCTTTTGTATCACTGAGCCGGGAACTGTCAAGCGTAAATGAAAAGAAACGTTCCCTGCCGAATTCGTGGCTGTAGGTGAATTCAGAAACTATTCTTCCAACCACAGCAATTTGATTGTTTTCGCAAAGTGCGTTCATAAATAATACCTCGCATTAGTAAAGATTACGCAAGAATAATAAATCGCATATTGACAAAAATAAATATTTAATTTAACATTTTTTTACCAAAATACGAAAGAAAACCGTGTCTTTTTTGACACAGAATAGGGGGCGAATGTTAGCTACAAGAATAC